GTCAGTGATCTTGTGGCTTCTGTCAGAGACGCTGTTAATCCAGCCTCGCCCACTCGCATCGCCAATATGCTTACAGCATCACCTAAATTGGACAATGATCCTGTCAGTGTTTTAGATCTGGCTTCTATGGCTCCAGCAAAATCTTCTTTTCCTATGGATCTAAGATATGCCACGATGCTATCAGCATCTTTTTTCATTGTGACTTGAGTGCCTCTGAATGTGGCAGTTATGTTGTCACCTTCAGTTTTAACCTTGATACCCAATTGTTTGAGCATTTCAAATTCACCAGTGGTAGCATTGAATACTGCTCTGGCAACATCATCAAAACCTTTGCCCATACCTGCGGCAATGTTGCCTAACTCTGTCATCATGTCTATGGTAGGATTTAGACCTGCGTTCCTTAGAGTGATGAAACCTCTGGATACTTCATCCAATTGGAATGTGGTAGTGGCAGTGAATTGAGCGATCTGATCAAATGCCTGTGCGGCTCTTTCAGCATCACCTTGAATGGTAACAAGAGTGGCTTTGAGATCTTCAAATGTTCTTATGGCATTGATTGTGCCTCTGATAGCGGCACCTACTCCAATGGTAGCAAGGGCACCTGCGGCAAATTTAGCCGCTTTACCCAAACTCATTGAACTGCTTTGAGCCTCGTTGGTTTTTTTCTTTAGATCATTTAACTGCCTAATTGCGGCAGATAATTGTTGTTGATTTCGTACGACAATACTTAGATCTATATTACCTTGTGCCACGTTTTGCCCTCGTTTTGTTTTGTCTCATAGTTCGCTCCGCCTGGTCGCTTTCCATTTTGTAGTATGCTGACCACATACTCAACTCCAGTGTTGAAAACTCCATCACTTCTGATATACTTTTTTTAAGTCTATCAGCGACCAACATGATAAGTCTTAACTCACCACTGGATTCTATTCCTTTGCGATGTTCTCAACAGGTGCTTCTATCTTTGCTGAATTGATTGCCGCCGCTACCTTTACGATAACATAAGGATCTGCTTCATTCATTAAAGTTATGATGTCAGCCTCTGTGAACATCTTAGAACCATCAGCCTTCCTTGCTTTTAACACAAGAGAAGTGGTTAATGCTTCTGCTGTTTTGCCTTGTGCTTGTAATTCAATCACTCTGGCTTCGTCTTTGAATGGATATGTTTTTCTATAATAGATATCACAATCCCATTCTTCGCAATGATATTTGGTTAAGTCACCACTGATTGCGGACTTGTAGTGATCTTGGATTTTACTGATAACTGATGTCATCTTTTATATCTCCTTCTTGCTCTATTGAGCACTTCCCGTATGGCTGGTCGTGTCATACCACGCGGTGCTTGTTTTGAATATCCCTCGTCTAAACGGCTAATGTATGGCACACGATTGGCAACCTCATAATTTAGTTTGCCTTGTTTTCGTAGCCTCCAACCTCGTTTAGCACGACCAGAACGAACTGGTGTTATCTGCTTAATTGTGTCAAGCAAATCCGTGGATACCTGGCGGACCATCTGATCTACATCATTTGATAGTTCAGAGATCACCTTGTTGCTATTAAAACTGACTTTAATTTCAATCATTAAAGAGCAGTTTTTGTTAATGCGCCTGTTCCTTGGAAACTTGCTGTACCTTCAACCATTCCGTCAAAATTTGACGAAATTGAAAAATTGGTAACAATCACACTTCCAGAGAATTTGACACCTGTAGTTTCGCCTGATGGATATAGTTCAATCTCACCAACGGCCTCTGGGTTATTCATATAACTCAATATGTTGCTCTGACCTGCATCGTCATCTCTTAGATAAACGTCAAAAGATCCAGAGAACTGAGTTAGACCAGGAAGATAACTTCTTGATCCTGCTCCCATAACTGTAGATTCAATTGATTGTACTTCAGTATCTAAAGTAAAACTTCTGATAGAAGCCACAGCCGCTACGGTTGAGTCAGCACCAACGAATTTGATTACTCCTGATTCGCCAGTATATACTCCAGTATTTGTTGCCATAGTATTACTCCTTGTTTGTTAGATCTTCTGGACCATTAAGATCAGTTTTTATTACATCAACTGCTTTGACTTCCAATTTGTATTTGGGCAATCTTTTTTGAGTTGATTTTACAGCAGGTTCAAAGGTCCAACCTGCATCCAATTGTGCCTGGACATTACATCCACGTACCTTGATTGAATTTTGTTCTTTATACATTTTTACAGCCATTATAAGACTCCTTTTTTGTATCTATATGTGACATCCACATTTACTACCACTTCACCCAATGGCAGTTCTCTTTCAATTACTTCTATGTTGCTGATGTTTGTGGTCACATTATGAATGTTATTTTTATTAAGAGTGATATCTCTGTCTCTGCTGACTTCAAGAGTTTCTTCTATTCTTTCAACAATCTCGTTTCTCAGTGTGTCAATTTCAGTTCCTCTCACATAGCATCGCAATTGATACTGTATGGTGCCTTGTCTTAGATCTGTGCTGATATCATCTCTGACCTCGTTGCTGGTCACTACCAATATGGCAGGAAATTGTGTAATTGCTAATTTTTGCACATCAAAGAAAACCTTACTCACAAAACCAGGAGCAGGATCTGTCATGTTCTGCAATTGGTTAACAATGTTAAGTGCTATATTTTCTCTTGCTGACATTATCTAATCAACCTACCTGAATTAAATGATTGTTTCTCACTGTCTGTGTATGTGCCTGATGAATCTAAATCGTAATGAACCCCATCTTTTATAATAAGATCAAATTCTTCTTCAAACTTGCCTTTGTAGAAATTCATCTGCTCTCTGAAAGAGTCTCCGTCTGGATCAAATGTAGATAGTTTAGGATACACATAATAAGCCAAGGTGTGAAAAACAGCGGCTCTCGTAAATTGAGTTGTGTTCAATTTTGAGGGAGATAACTTTGTACCTCCTCCAACAACAGAAATGTTATATTTGCCAAAACCTGTTGTAGGCCACCATCTAATATTCAGTAGTCTGATTATGTCGTCGTATGTTTTTTCGTGTTCTGCTGAAAAGTCCTGGATACCGTATTTTTTAATATCTGGAACGTATTCCAATAGGTCTGAATCGTATGCGAATTGCGCCATATAAAAGTCCTTCTTTTAATTTCTACAAGGTCCTACCCTGTGTCTTTATTTATTGGCATTAGTTAAGAAATTATAGTTTGATACAATAGGCACAGGTACATCTGGCGTAGAATCACTGACTACAAATATAGGATTTCTTTGTGTCAATTTAGATAGAATTTTTTTCATTGCATTAGTATATTTTCTGAGAGTAATTCTTTTGTAATCAAAAACAGATTTTTCATTTAATCCCCAATCACAACCAATAATGTAGATAGGATCTTTGTTTAATTTTGTTGCTAATATAACAGCCAGCAATCCTGAATTGATACCTGACACTAATGGATCCATTACTGCTTTCCAATGAGGTAAATGAGCGTGTTCTATTCTGGTGTAATAACCTATGCTGGGATCGCGTTGAATTGAATCTACCACTTGTTTGTCATAGGCACACACATAGTGAACAGGTCTGCGTGTTTGAATATAATTGCAACCTATTTCACATTCTTGAGGGTGTAGGCTATGAATTAGATTTTCTTGGCTGGGTCCATTGAACCAAACAACAGTCATAATGATATTTAAGTACCCAAAAAAAAGGGCGACATTTCTGCCGCCCTTCTTTGTTTATAGCCTGTTGCTAAAATTAGTTAGTGATGATAGTATCACCTAATAATTTAACACCATAAGTTGAATGAAGCACTGATGCTCCAAAAACTGTAGTTGCAACCACTTCACTGCCTCTCAATGACTCATCTCTTTGAGTAGCCACTTTTAGAGCAGATGAAACAGCCAAGCCCATTGCGTCTCTGCTGAATACAGCATTAACCACTTGTCCGTCTGAGAAGTCTGCGAAGTTAGAAGTTTCGTAGATATCAATACCTGCGATTCTTCCAATGTAGCCCTCAGTCATTGCTTGGTTAGCAACATTTGAACCGTATGGGTTCACGAAAGAGTTTGTTAACTCTTTCTTGATGTTGTAGATCGCTTTTGGATGGAACACACCGTAGTATGGACCAGGCACCGCATTTGATTTTAAAGTTGCGTATGCTTGGAACAAGTTCTCAACAAGGATTTCTTTTCCTTGAGCACCAGCACCCACTTCAGTGAAGTTTGTGAACAATGAAGTCAATGTAGTGTCGTGTTTCTTAGCGATCGCCTCACCAAATAATTTACCCAAGTCTGCGATAACATTTGATGTTGCGTGGTTTATTGCCATATCAGTTACAAGTGTCATGATACCTGCTTCTGATAATGTGATGTTAGCAACACCAGTTGATATAGTCACATCACCGTTTGCGTCACCCGCAAGGTCTGTGCCTTCTGCCAATGTTATTGCTGTGTTCGTTCCGTATAAAGGAACTTGTAGGACTTTGCCCGCATTCGCTGGCACTGTGAAGTTCTTCACAAGTCCTGGCATTATTGCTCTCTCTGATGCTACGAACATCGCCTCTTGTACGATGGGTGCGATCAGATCATTCAATGATGTTAATGTTGAATTAGCCATTTGCTAATCTCCTTTTAGTTGTTGTTGTTATGATCTAAAAGCCTTGTGTCTTACGATACTCAGCATAGATCTTTCTATGTTCTGGATTTTTCATATCCAGGTTATTAACATCAACTTTCTGAACACCTTGTGTCTGAGTGTTTGATTTAGAGCCACCGCCTGGTGTGCCTGCTGAAACGAAATGTGGATTAGTTTGTAGGAATTCACTTACCAACCCATCTACCGTCAGCGGATCACCGTTTTCAGTGTATCTCGTTTGCCCTGTTTTAGGATCAATCACTTCCACT